CCTGCTGTCCACTTGTCAGTTGATTCGTTCCATACAATAGTTGCATTATCAGAGGTTCCACGCTCAACTTCAATACCTGAATTAGCTGCTGGAGTTCCTGTAACATTACTGTTAAGAACAACAATATTGTCTTCAATTAGTACAGTTTCTGTATTAAGTGTTGTCGTTGTTCCGTTTACAGTTAAGTTTCCTTGTACAGTAAGATTTCCATCAATTTCTACATCGTCTGGAAGACCAATTGTTACAGATCCTGTTGAACCAGATACTTCAATTTCTCCTGTAGTCCCAGAAATACTAGTTACACCAGAGTTAGTAAAAGTAATAGTATCTGATGTTGCATTTGTGGTTACTGTTAATCCAGTGCTTCCAGCAATTGTTAGTGTGTCAGTATTTGAATCTGCTACAACGCTATCTTGACCAGATACTGCAATTGTTTTAAAGATATTTTGATCAGAACCTTTGTCTGTATTTGTAATTGCTAGGGTTCCTGCTGGATCTCCATATTCAACAGAGACCCCACTGTGTGTTGATGTTGCTAAAATATTTCCAATTACATCTTCTGAAGCTTCTTGGAAATTAGAAATCTTTGAAGATGTAATGCTAGGAATATCTGCAGCAACAAGTGATCTAAATGTTGGAATAGCTGCAGTTGATCCAGATGCTGGACCAGCAAGCACAGCATTTACTGCTGCTGCGTTCCATTCAAAATCTAGTGTTCCATTGTATGCAGCAGGGGATCCAGTAACTGTAAATAGGTCTGGAGCGGTTAGGCTAATTGATACAACTGGAGCATCATCGGTGTATGCAATAGTCTTATAAGAAGTACCATCGTGTACCTTAAGTCTTTTTGCTGTAGAATTGTAATAAATTCTAGATTCTGTACCTGACGGATCTGTAGTTAGATCCTCAAATACGAATTGTTTTGCCTTATTAAGATTAAGGTCTAAATCTACTAAAAATAATTTTGATGCCATTGTTCATTTTTCTCCCTTAGGTAAGATATGCCGTACCGCTGATACCAACATTCATAACTATTTTAGCATTGTTTATATTAACATATTGTATGTCTGCTTCAACTACACGATTAGCGTTATCCAGTATAGTAATATTTGGGAAAAACCCTAAGTTGTGGGCAATATTCCATTGATTAGAAATTGTAGTTTGGTTATGAACATATTTTACCTGATTTACAGGACTACTACTTATATCTGGATAGTCAATAACAACATGTCCAGTTTTACCATTTACTGATCTAACTGAAGATGATGGATCTACGGTTGAAAGCTCAACAACTAAATTTGTTGAATTTTCTTCAAGTTGTATAACTGAGGTAGATTCTACTGGATCAACAGATATTTGATCTAGTGTATTTAAAACTTCAATTTTTACTGAATCTAAGGTAGGCATATTTAGATTATACCATTAAACGGGATTCAACAGAATCAAAATGATCTCTTACTACTTTTTCCCAGCTCCATTCTTTATGAATGTCAAAAGCTGAGTTGTAGTGCCTTTCCCTAAGCATATCTATGTTATTTTCTGAATATTTTATTAATTCTTTAAAATGTTCAAAACTTGGTTTAAACATTTTTCCAGGATGGGTTTGTTGCCAAGGATTATATGTTAGCTTTGAATCAATAACAAGGTCTGGCATGTAGTAATCATAATCTGCCCAACCACTTGTAAGAACAACTGGCATTCCAGTAGCAAGTGCTTGAAGAGGAATTAATCCAAACCCTTCACCCCAAGATGGATAAAGTAAAACATCGTGTTCGTGCATAATCTTAACAAGATCATCGTAGTTAGTTGTTTTTTCAATTACCTTTATGTTTGGTTCGTTAATTTCTGGAACACTATACCCTCCATAAGACTTTATAGTCAAAGTAACGTCACTACGACCTTGGTATAAATCTAAAAATGCTTCTATGGTTTCATGTAGATTTTTTCTAAATGCTGGGTATCCCATATGTAGAAACTTTAAGGTGCCATCATCTTCTCTCTTTTTTGGAGAAAACTTTTCATCAACACCGTGATGAAATACATATACTGGTTTATTTATCTTAGGCTCAAATACTGACTTGGCAAATTCATTTGGTACCCACAACTCGTCAATTAGCTCAAGGTAATCTAGCCATCCGTCTTTTAGCTCGGTTGACTCCCAAGCAGTATAACCAATTTTATATGCATCAGGATTTTTAAAATTATAAAATTGTGGGTGAGCAAATGTCATTTCAAATTGGGACGGACGATCCATAAGAACACTATGTCCAGTCTTAGGGATATTAGATAACAACTTTAATGTTGCATGACCAAATCCAGTATGTACCTTAGAGTCACAATTGTTAATTGAGATCTTCAAAAAATCCTACTTATTTTCTAGTTTGTCTAAACGCTCTTCAATACGACCAACAGCATCTTTGATGGAAGTACCGTGATTAGGTCTCATTTCAAAAGATATGCAAGCAATTTCTTCTTCCATAAACCTTAGTCTTTCTTGCATTCCAGGACGACCTTGAAATCCTGGTCTGGCTTCTTCTCCAAAATAATCATCAAGGAAGTGTATAAATCTTTTTAAAAGCTTTGCGGCTTTGTATATTCCAACGCTAATAACTCCAATTGCTGTAATTGTAGCAGCTAACATAATTAAGAAGTCGTTGGTCATATTTAATTATACACTTCCAAGAGAACTACTTTGAAGTAGTCTTCTTTGCTGTGGATTTTTTGGCTGGTGCCTTAGTTGCCTTTTTTGCAGGTGCAACTGGTGCACTTGCAGACTTTACTTTTGGGTCTTGCTTTGCAACCTTTTTTGCAAGAGAAACTGCCTCAGCAGCCAATTCTTCAGGGGTTGATTTACCTGAGATACGACCAAAAGCAATATCGTTCTTATTCAAATAACGAAGAGCAACTGGTGCAATAGCAGCTACAAAAGCATTAAGATACAGGTATGGATCAGTAACGCCAGCTAGGTATAGAGCAACTGCTGCACCCAAAAATGAGCGTCCGTAAGACTGTAGCATTGCTAAGTTTTCTTTCGATAAAGTCATTGACTTTTTCCTTTTCTATTTGTATAATATATTCATATATATGTTATATATATTATATATTAAATATAATTAATTTTTTAATATAAGTATAAAGAGATATTTCTTTATAATATATATATTACATTATACACGGCTTTTTAAAAAATGGAAGCTAAATTTTAAAAAATAAAAATATTGTTATAAAAAATTTATAATTGGCTTTGTCACCTGATAAAAAATAAATTGTTTTCGGCTTTTAATAAAATAGATATATGAAGCTCGGCGGTTTTGGCGAAAAGAGAACCCCCATACTCACATATATCATTAAAGCTCGGTATAAAGCCACAAGATGGCTATAGGAGGTATAATTGATAACATGAGTAACGATATGAATGAAAATCCAGGGCTTATAAATTACATTATGCTTGGACGAATATATGATCTATTGATCTTACTTTGTGATGCTCAGGGTAAAGGTGAAGATGCTTTAAAGATTATGGAATTGCATCGTCAGGGACATTTAATGTCTCCATTACCATCTCTAGTTGGAGATATAGATAATCAGGATGATGTAGCCAATTAAAGCTATTGCTTTATATAGGCAAACAGAAATTTTTCTGTCTACCCCGATTTTTTAAAAATAAAAATAAGCAGTTTATGGTCATGCTTAGGACCTCTTGCTATCCCTTTTTAGGATTTTTTAAATCATTAATAGCAATAGACTTAGGTTTCTTTTCTTCTGGAATAACCTTTTCAATTAAAATAAATAGCATTCCATCAACAAGATTACATTCTTTTGTAACCATGTATTCTGCTAGAGAAAATGTTCTTGTGAACTTTCTACCAGCGATTCCTTTATGTAAGTATTCACCATCTGTATCAGGAAGCTCTCCTTCTACCGTCACACAGCAATCTTCTTCTGTAATGGTTAGATTTGACTTGTTATATCCAGCTACCGCCAATTCAATAACAAAGTTACTATCATCTATTTTTCTTACGTTATATGGAGGAAAGCTAGTTGCATTTGTCTTTGCTAAAGTTTCTAGCTTTGGGAAAAAGCTTTCCCATCCGATCATGTATGGGTCATTTGCCCATGTTGTTGTATATTTCATTTTTTGCTCCTTTTAAGCGAGTTAGATTCACATCCCATAAGGCAATGTGTATATATATTTTACCCCGATTTTTATTAAAGTTACTATTTTGTTACCTAAATGTTACCATTCTGTTATATATCAAAACAAAGTATCTGCATTGAGCTTTAGATGTTTATTTCTAATCATATCCTCAAAGTTTTCTTTCCTTGTTCCATATCTTAGGTTTTCTAGCTTGTTATTATTCTTTACATCATCCCAATGACAAATCATCATTCCTGCCTCAGGATAGCCTACAAATGTATGCATAACTAGAACATGTCCACGAACATTCTTTCGCTTCCCACCCTTGCTATACATTTCATATTGAATATAACCTACTTTATCAGGTCTACCATTAATGATTCTAGATTCAGATAATAGCTCTCTGTACCCCGATCCATTTCCATGACCATAACGATTACGATAGGATCTTACCCTTCCCAGATTGGATACTTCATATCCATAAGGTTCAAAGGTTTCTCCACTTTTTAATTTAATAGGCACTACTGCCTTCCATACTTCATTCATATGCCTATTATAGCGTACTATTTATCATATGTAAATAGCGTACTATATATCTGTAAAATGTGAATGTTATTTTATTTTGTATGGTACACAATTTTTTAAAGAAAACAAAAAAAATGTAGTGAGACCATGAATCTCACCACAAAATTTTTATAAAGTCAGCTTTTTTTTATTTTGAAAGCATTCCTAACAAAATAAACAGTAACAAAAACAATAATAAAGTTTCCAAAATAATTCCTATCCAAACACTTCGCAAAGCCAAGCACCGATTCCTGAAACAATTCCTAGGATAAGCGTTGCTATCATCAAGGCAGGGGTAACGAAACTAATTCCGATAACTAATAGATTCAATTCAAGTAGCAATGCAGGTATTGAGAATACCGCAATGAATACCAATGGGGCTTGCAGGTTGAATAGAAACATAACCTAACCTACCAGTTCCGCTAGTTGATAGAATTCTGTCAGGTGATTGCATTCACCGTCAAGATTTAATTCGTTGTCTACTACATAGCAAACATCATCACCGCACACGCTAGGGGTGTAGGTGTAATCAACATCTGTTATAGCCTTGCAGGTATAGCAGACATTGAATTGAGTTTCGGTATCGTAACCGCAGAAGAAACAGTAATTCATAATTAGTCCTCACACATAATGCAGATAGAGGATTCAATTTCAAACGGTGCTAATTTGTCACCGCACACTAGGCAGGTTGCCTTAGTGATTTGTTCTAATGCTAATTCATTCATTTGATTTAGCCTTTCTTGTTGTTGTTAGTTTTAACTTACCATAGGGGTCTGACAATTTTTTGGGGGGGTGCTTACTGGTTGATGATGAACCAACCAGCAAACACTAGATACAATCCAAAGATTGCTAATCCTGCAATTTCCATTTTCTTACCTCCTCTTATCTAATAATCTAAACCTAACACACCCCACTGACAATTTCTGCCAAATAGGGCGTGTTTCTCTAATTATTTTTTGTGATGTACACCACACTACTTATCCACAACTTATGCACAGACCTGTGGATAACGTTATACACATGTGGACAACCTGTGGAAAACGTGCCCGACCACGCAGTCGGGCGTGTCGCAATTAAGATGCATTAAAAAACTCACTGGAAATCACGGCAATTATAACAATTTGGTAAACTACGGCGTGTCTACTTGACAGCATAAGCTGTGGATAACCTGTGGATTATTGTTAACCTAATGTTAACCTAAGACACACCCCAAAAGGGGCAAAATTGTCAGACCCCCCTGCTAAGATGAAATCATAAAGCAGTTAAGGATGAGCCTAGCAAATAAGCCCCAAGGGGATGAGCCTAGCGAATAAGACTTAACACTAACGAAAGGTAAACCAAAATGGCTTACACTAAAATCAAGAATCTATCCCTACTACTAGATGCTATGGCACAACTAGAGGATGCTAAGGCTACCGCCCTGCAATTCCCTGCCCATCAAATAATGGTGGACTATTGGGAAATCAAAATAAAAGAATTGACTAAGCGTGTCTACGGGTAAAACTGTCAGACCCTTATGCTAAAGTAAAACTAATAAACAAACGAAAGGTGAGCCAAATGACTTACACTGAAATAATGGAAGAGGTAGTTACCCCAGCAGGTAACACTTTCTACAATACCATTCGCTACTATGACGAATGTGAGATTTGCCAATCTGCTATGGCTAAAGGTGAGATGCCTTTCATCTCTCACGATAACTGCCTTTACAAGGGTAAGCGTAGTATCGGTCATTCACTTGCACACTGTACCGCAGGGAGTTGCTACTAATGAATAGATGCGAAAACTGCGAAGAGTGGTCAGAGTGGAAATCCTGCCCTGCCTGTGATGAATCTATCTGTGGCTATTGTGTCTACTATGTAGAGCAAGACCTAACTAGTTGCGACAGATTAGGTCACTAAAAACTGTCAGACCTCTCTGATAGTATCAACTTAACAAACAAACAAAGAAAGGATTTCAAAATGAAATCACTAGATACAGAAAAATACATTCAAGCCCACGATAATTTGGGTCGTTACCGTTACCCACTTTCCTATGACAATCGTCTAGCATACGTTTCGCTATCTGCAATTCTTGCGGAGTGCATCAACCAAAGATTGGGATTTAATCAAATTCAAAAGATGCTAGATGAAATGACCCAAAACGAAATCAACTTACTAGAAAGGTTGTCAAAATAATGACACGCAAAGACTACATTGAAATTGCAAAAGTGCTTAATAATAATTTAACAGACACTAACTACGCAATGATTGAAAAACTAACAAAAGATTTTTCTGAAATTCTAAAAGCAGATAATCCAAACTTTGACCGAACACGATTTGAAAATGCGGTGATGATGTAATGAATAGTTTTTATTCTTGGATTTTTATTTTATCAATTGCAACTTTAATTTTTTTAGCAGGACAGGAAAAATAAATTGGAAATACTTTTAATTTTAATTCTTAGTTTAGTTGTTTTGGGATTGCTTAGTTACACTGATTGAAAAATAAAATAAAAAGTTTGGGAGTGTCGTTTGACATTCCCAGATTTTTTGCCCGACTCCATTTTAGCTTAAAAGTCAATTACGACACGATTAAAATAACACTGGAAATATCACCAAAATTGTCAGACCCTTGTGCTAGTATCAGAGATACCTACTAAGAAATGAGAACGACATGACATACACAACTCTATACCGCAACATTGCTAAGACCGCAACACCTGCACAAATTGAACAAGCAACGCAATGGTATGCAGATGCAGAATTGTTGGCTAGTGATCTAATTCGTATTTACCAATCACGAGGTATTAGCGTTACACTAGAACATACCGCAAGTGTTATCTCATCATTCTCACCACGTCAACGTTGGAATCGCAACATGGTGCAAGCATTAGAATTTGCTCATGGAGGTGAACCAAAAGGTTTAAAGAATAATCTACGCATGGCACAACAATCACAAGAATTTGGTTTCGATGCACTTAAAGGTCAAAAGACAAATGCATTTGCTCGTGCAATTGCTGGCGATGATGATGCCGTAACAATTGATGTGTGGATGTGTTATGCAGCAGGGCTAGACACTAACGCACCTAACAAAACACAATACCGAGAATTGTCTGAGGCTGTAAGAGTAATTGCAAGCGAGATGAAAATGACACCTAGAGTTATGCAAGCCCTGATCTGGATTATCTACAGGGGGAGTGCAGCTTGACATACCCACCGAAAGGTGCTCGGCTCCATTTTCCCTAAAAGTCAAGTTACGACATTACTAAAAAATCACGGCAATCACGGGAAAATTGTCAGACCTCTATGCTATGCTATGAGCATACCTACAAACGAAAGGAACACTATGTTCACTCTCCACAACCCAATGAAAGTGATGAACGAACGCTACGTTGTTACATCACACCCCTGCCCTACTTGCAATGAAACCAAAACAGTTTCAATTTCCTCTGCTGAATTATTTGCATACCACCAAGGTGGCTTAGCCCAAACCGTATTGTCTGCCTATGATGCAGATGTGCGTGAGCGTTTCATTACAGGTATCTGTGGTACTTGTTGGGATGAAATGTTTAGCGAATCAGATTGGGATGAGGAGTAAAAATGTCAGACCTCTCTGCTAAGATGAATCCTATGATGAAATTACCTGCAAGCCCTGAACAACTTAGGGCAAGACTAGAATTGCGTAGGAGCAACGCTTCTGCCAAACACCGCAACAAGAAAAAATACACCCGTAAGTCAAAATACAAGAACCTACTAGGAGAATAAAATGGGACGTAACTTTGCAACAGAGTTATCCGCTATGGATACTATGTCAATGGAACAGCAGATTAACCTGCACCTGCAATACAATTTCTATCCACCAGTACCGTCCTCAATGGTACAACCTTGCATAGATGCTATTAACGCTTATTGGAATGATGTACCAGATGCAGCAATAGAAATGCCACAAGGAGTTTCTTATCGTAGTAGTAACTATGCACCTGCTTACGCTATTGTTGAGCAACACCGATTAGATGCTTGGCTTGAATCAGATGATTACTATGAAGATGAGGAGTTCTAAATTATGTGGCAACTACAAGCAAATTGTGATGAAACAAATACAGAATTATTCTTTAGCAAATTAGAAAGTAAAGTTGCTAAAGCAAAAGCCCTATGTGGCAGTTGTGCAGTTGCAGACAAGTGTTTGCAATTTGCATTAGATACAGAAATTGAATTTGGTATTTTTGGTGGAGTCACCGCAGACGAAAGGAAAGCACTTGTTTCAAACTAATCTAATTGTAAACTTTGCAAACGGTGAGAGCAAAACTTATTTAGACATTCACCCTGACCAACCAATGTTTATTGAAAAAGGAATGCTGACGTTAGAAACTTTGGATGGCTCAATGATTTGGTACATCCCTGCCGTTTCAATTATTGACTACTACACAGAATGCGTCAGGGTGTCATAACTTGACAAAGCTCCCGAAAGGGAGCCGAGCCCCTTTTTCCACAAATGTCAATTACGACATTAAGAAAAAAATCACGAAAAACACTAGAAATTGTCAGACCTATGTGGTAATGTAGTCACATAACCTACTAAGAAAGAGAACAAAATGACAGACCAACAACTTATAGATAAAATTGTTGATTTATTTGATGCAGTTATTGATGAGAGTGCATTGGATAGATTATCAGAAGAAGAACTAAAAGCGATTGACAAAATCTTAACGGAAGCAGGTTACTAAAATGGGTGCAAGAATTAATTTCGTATTTGATGACGGAACAGACAGTCTAGTTAATCTTTATTCACATTGGGGTGAATCTAAT